CCGGCGGGCAATCTGGTCGTCGGCGACCTCGCTGTGGTCAACCGCCAGATCGACCCGGCGGCCTTCAGCCGGGTGGTGCGTGACATGGGCGTCAACACCGCCGTCGTCGAGCAGGTCGCATCGATGCCCAAGCAGGGCGTCGCCTCGACCTGGAAGTTCGGCTTCGCCTGTGGCGCCATCTACGGGGTGCTGGCTGCCTGCGGCGTGCCCGTCCATTACGTCACACCGTCGGTGTGGAAGCGCCACCACGGCTTGCTGGGCAAGGACAAGGAGGCCTCCCGCGCCCTCGCCATCAAGCTGCATCCCGGCATCGAGGGGCTGCACCTCAAGAAACACCAGGGGCGCGCAGAGGCGCTGCTGATCCTCGACTGGTTCCGCAACGTCAAACTCAAAGAGCAACAACCGTGATCGAACCTCTGTATAGCTTCCAAGCTGATGCCATCACCAAGATCGAAGTTGGTCATCCGGTCTACCTCGGCTTCGATCCCGGTTTGGGCAAAAGCCGCACCGCGCTGGAGGCCGCCCATCGGCGGGGCGCCAAGCGCATCCTCGTCGCCTGCCACGCCTCCGGCCGCTACGTCTGGGAGGGGGAGACCAAGAAGTGGTCGCCCTACCTGGCGACCGTCGTCAAGGGACCCGCAGACCTCAAGGGTGACGGCGTCAAAATCCTCACCTATGGGCTGATCTCGCAGAAGCTCTCCCCCTATATCGAGGCGGTGCTGCGTGGCCAGGCGTTCGATTTGAGCGTCATCGACGAAGCTCACGCGCTGAAGAACCCCGGCGCCAATCGCACCAAAGCCATCCTCGGCAGGATGTGGCCGAAGCTCGGCACGGTGATCCCGCTGTCGGGCACCCCGGCGCCCAACCACGCCGGTGAGCTCTACCCGATCCTCAAGGCGCTTTACCCGCGGGCGATTGCCGGTGCCAACGGCCGCGACCTGGCGCAGTGGCAGTTCGAAGACCGCTACTGCCGCGTAGTGATGAAACGCTTCGGCACCAGCCCCTATCCGGTGCGGACCATCGAAGGCTCCCAGAACCTCGCGGAGCTCCGCCACCGCCTCGACGGCTTCATGCTCCGCGTCCGCAAGGAAGAGGTACTCAAGGACCTGCCGCCGATCCGCTACGATCTGGTGCCGATCGGCGTCGATACCTACGCCGCAGCGGCGCTGCCCAAACTGCCAATCACATCTGACGACGATTTATTGGACTATCTCAGCGGCCGTTACGGCGACGAGCATGTGATGCGCATTCGCCGGATGCTCGGCCTGCTGAAGGTCGGCCCGAGCATCGAATACCTCGACGACTTCATGCAGGGGCTGCCGGCGCACCGCAAGATCTTGGTGTTCGGGCACCACCGCGAAGTCATCGACAGACTGATGAGCGGCCTGGCCGATTGGTCGCCGGTCAAGATCGACGGCGGCTCCAGTCCGTCAGAGCGTACTGTGGCAATCAACACCTTCCTCACCAACCACCGCTGCCGGATGTTCATCGGTAACATCGCCGCCGCCGGCACCGGCATCACTCTGGTCGGGCCGATGTGCGCCTGCGCTGACGTATTCTTCGTCGAGGCCAGCTACTCCGTCGGCGACAACGTCCAAGCCGCCGCCCGCATCCATAGGATCGGCCAGCACGACGGCGTCGTCGCCCGCTTCTTCACCGCCCACGAGACCCTCGACGACCGCATCCAATCGATCCTCGCGCGGAAAGCCCGCGACTTCAAAGCTTTGTTCGACTGAGAGAAAATCCGTGGCCGAAGAGATCAAATACCACGACTACCCCATCGAAGAGTGCATGGAGGGGGCTGCCGCGATCATCAATCGCGGCGGTCGCGTCCACCAGAAATGGACCTGTCAGCACTGCGGCTCGCGTCAGGGGATGAGCGTGCCGAATAGGTTCTTCCGCAGTGGTCGCTGTGAAGCCTGCAGCAAGGTCACCGCGATCAGCAAGTGCAATTATCTCGCTATTCTTCCAGGAGCTACCGCATGAAACTGACCTTTGAAGCCACCGACGTCCACGATCTCATCAGCCAGGTCGAGAATTTCCTCGGCCCGCAGCGTCTTCTCAATGAGGCGCCGAAGCTGGAGACCCCGACGCCGCCGTCGCCGAAGTTTACCGCCGTGCCAGCAGCGGAGCCTGCAGCCGCCCCCACCGAACTGCCGCAGGAGAAGCGCCGCCCCGGCCGCCCGCGCAAGGAGCCGCCGCCGGCCCAGGAAAACGGTTTGGAAGCCGCCGAAGAGCTCGCCGCGGAGCCTATCGAGGAGCCCGCTGCAGAGCCCCAGAAGGACCCCTTTGTCGAGCCGCCGGTCGATGCCGTCACTCTCCACAAAGTCAAGGAAGAGACCCTCAAGCGGCTGCGCGACCTCTACCTCTCCGGCAAGGGCACCTTCGTCCGCGAGCTGCTGGCCAAGCATGGCCACGGCGCCTTGGTGTTCCCCGAGGTCGAAGCGAAATACTTCCCCGAGATCAAGGCTGACATGGAGAGAGGAATGCACTGAGATGAGCCGCGACAACGACAGCCCCGAAGACCGTTATCGCGTCTTCAGTCGCATCGCACCGATCATCATGGACTTCTACGGCAATCACGCTGGAGAGGCTTTTCATGCGGAGGATTTGCGGCGGCACGTGCTTTGGCTCGACCCAGGCATCGCCCCCGACAGTCCCGGTCGCATCCTGCGCGAACTGCGCCTGCGGGGGTGGCTCAACTACGTGGTCATCAATCGCCGGCAGTCGCTCTACCAGTTCCGCAGCCTCGGCAACGGCTGATGGAGCCGCAGTGGACCCCGCGGATGCAGCAGGTCGCCGAGGAGATCTGCCGCTATGCGCTGGAAACCGGCGAAATGCCGACACTGATGGAGATTGCCCGGCGCATCGGTCTGTCGCGGGAGCGCACCCGGCAGCTGTGGGCGAGGATCGAACGCCGGGAGCGGGAGAAACGCCTCGATCCTTCGGTCCACATCAAGCGCGCCCAGGCGGGCTATCTGCTGGCGGTGCTCAAGGACATCGAACGGGCCGCGAGGAAAGCCGCCTTGGGGTGGCCGTGGCGCAGCAAACCGAGGCCGCCGCCGAAGCCGCGCCTGCTGAAGCCCAATCCGCCGCCACCGCGTGATCCGCTGGTCGAGTACCTCCGCGCGGAGCGGCTGCGGCAGGAGTGGGAGACGCGCTACTGGCAGGCGAGGGGTGTCGAGGTTGCCAAGCTGATCGAATGCCCCGCGTGTCACGGCACCGCGGTGCAGGGTAATGATTGGTGTCCGGTATGTGCTGGTGAAGGAACCGTCGATTGGGTGAAAACCAAATGAAGCTTGACCCCCGCATTCGCGGACCACGCGAGCCGCGCGAAGCCGAGATCGCTTTGCTCAAGGCGATCCTGGCGGAATTGGTGCGGATCAGGCAGCTGCTGGAGGACGAGGTCGAAGTGTTTTCGGAGCCCCGAGAATGACTGAGCTGACCTTGGTGGAGAAGCTGCGTGCTTTCGCCATGGCCGAAGCCCGCCATGGGATCGGACGCCAGCGCAAGGATCTATTCAATGAAGCCGCCGAGGCCTTGGAGGCTGTAGAGAAGCAGCGGGACAATCTGTTGACCGACCGCGACGCCTGGAAGCAGCGCGCCTGGGCCGCGGAGCAGTCCTGATGCTCGACGCCAACGTCGTCATCACCAAGTGCGTGCAGGCCGTCTACGAGGCTGCCGACCGCTATCATCCGGCGCTGGTCGGGGTCATCGCCGGCCGCGTCCTGCCGCTGTCCGACGGCTCCCAGGTGGTCAAAATCAAGGTTAACATCCAGTACCGCAACGGTCAGGAGAAGTTCGCCCCATTGGATTGCAACATCGACAATGTCGGCAACATCTCGCTGAAGGAGCATCGCGAGTGAGCCTCGACTTTCTCCTCGATCTGGTGATCGGCGTGACCATGTTGTCCGCCATCGGCATCATGGCCTGGGTCTGGTTCCGCTGGGACCGGCTCAATGGCGACCGCCCGCCAGACAAATTCGAGGAGCCACGGAAATGAACCAGCACGCAGCCTGCAGTCCGTCGTCAGCGGCAATGTGGATGTCGTGCCCGGCGTCGATCACCCTGGCGGAAGGCCGCACGCGGCCGTCTTCGAAATACGCCAAGGAGGGCACCGCCGCCCACATGATTGCCGAGATGATCCTCGGTGGGGAGATTTTTCCGCCTGGCAAGGTCGAGGTCGAAGGCACCCAATTCATTGTCGGCATCGACATGCTGAAGAATTTGCGCCCCTATCTCGACTTCGTCCTCGACCTCTCGGCAAGAGCTGATGAGCTCTACTGCGAGACCCGCGTCTCGATCGGCAGCGACGACGGCATGGTTTGGGGCACCGCCGACTGCGCCGCGCTGACCGGCGGCACCATCGACATCGTCGATTTGAAGTTCGGCAAGGGGGTGACGGTTGATCCCGACAGCGCCCAGCTGAAGATCTACGCCTTGGCGGCGTGGCAGTCGTTGTGGCCGGTCCAAGTAATTCACCAAATCAACTTGACCGTCATCCAGCCGCGGATCGCCGCCGAACCGAAGACCCAGGCGCTGTCGGCTGCTGTGCTGCTCGACTGGCAGCGGCAGATGCTGCACCCCGCCGTCGCTCGGATCGAGGCTGGCGACACCACCGAAAAGAGCGGCTCGTGGTGCCGGTGGTGCATTCGAAAAAATGAATGCCACGCATTTGCGGTGCATCAGGGGTCAATTGCATCCGAAATCTTCGATGATGGCGTTGACCCATCTCGATAAAACTGGTAAATATTATCCCGTAAAGAACTCATCGAACTCGGAGAACTCAAAACCATGGCACACATCAATACCCCCTACGGCACCCTCTCCTTCCCGTCGCTGTTCCAGCCGCGCGCTCGCGCCGATGGCGGCGAGCCCGTCTATTCGGCGGTGCTGCTGTTCAACCCCGAGCAGCAGAAGACCAAGGAGTTCAAGGCCATGATCGACGCCTGCAACGCCAAGGCTAAGGAGAAGTTTGGCGCCGACGTGAAGCTCAAGGACGTCAAGCTGCCGTTCCGCGATGCCGGCGAGAAGGCTGGTCAATGGGGCGGTTTCGAGGAGGGCGACGTCTTCATCTCGCCGTGGTCGGCGGGCAAGCCGACCGTCGTCGATGCTTTCAGGGAGACCATCTTCACCCCCGAAGACGTCTGGGCGGGGCAGCTGGTGCGGATGAACCTGACCCCCTATGCGTGGACCAATTCCGGCCGCAAGGGCGTCTCCTTCGCTCTGAACCATGTGCAGATCGTCGATCCCGATCGGCCGCGCATCGATGGTCGCGCCAGCGCCAGCAGCGCCTTCGACGACGGCGCCGTCAACCCTACCGACAGCGGCCCTGCACCCTTCTGATTTGTCCCGCGGGCGGCTTCGGCCTATAGTTCCACTGCTGGTACACAGCAAAACCTCGCTTTAATCGCGCAGCATCCCGCTGGAGACGTCATTTGAGGGTAATCCGCTAGACCCGACAACGGAAAGCCGCCTCCCTGTCTCCAGCGCCTTGGGAATATTCGTAGGGGTCAAGGCGGCACGGCGATGGACTTGTAGTCGGAACCAGAAGTGTTGCTCAACAGAGGCCCCCGGTTCGCCACCGGGGGCTTCGTCTTACGGAGAAATGACTATGGACGAAAACCTCACCGACGACCTCAACAAGCAGCTCGAAAAAGACCTGCTGCGCCACAACCCGCCGGCCCGTCCCGGCAATGGCCTGCAGGTCAAGGCTGAAGCCACCCACCGCGAGCGGATCGACGCCTTGATCACCGAGGTGCAGATGACGCTTCGCATTCTGGAAGAAGCCAAGAAGCGGCTCTAGCGGCGGCTGCCGCCGTTACCATTGCCGCCGGCACCGGAGTTTTTGGGCTGCGCTTCGCCGCGCATCCCGCCGGGGCCGAGCCCTGGCTTGCCGGGACCGAAGCCCGGCTTGCCCGGTTGATTGCTGTCGGGCGGCTTGTTGCCGAAGACGATCCTATCGATCACTGCCTGCCGTGCCCGATCCTGCAGCCCCTTGACCACGGCGCTGAGAACCGCCGGGTCGACCTTCGGCTTCTGTGGCGGCGGGGTGATCGGCGTGCCGCCTAGCGAGCCGTTGCCGCCACCGCTGCTGCCAGGGTGGCCAGGACCGCCGGCCGACCCTCCAGATCCGTTAGCGGGGCTCCCACCAGAATTTGCAGGCTGCCCTCCCGATCCAGCAGCACCTGACGGACCTCGACCAGTAGATGCCCCTGGTCCTCCGGCAGCTCCGGCAGCACCAGATATGTTGGCCCCCGTTGGGGCTCCTGTTCCGACATCAGCGTTCCTCGCATAGTTGGCGGCAATGGCCCTTTCGGCGGTGAAGTGGGCGTTGCATTCCGGTGCCCGAGCCCTGACTTGACGCAAGACCCTGCACTGGTCCGACGAGAACATCACGGCCCATGCCGGAGTAGCCAGAAGCAATAGCACCACGAGCAGTGATCTCACGGCGGCATCGATAGGGTGTCGGCGATCCGCCGCAGCGTCTCGCAGTGGGAAGTAAGATCGTTGGCATCAGGCGCGTGGGTGAGCCCCACCGCGACGTACCAGCGATTGTCGCCGTGATAGGCGAAGCCGGTCGAGATCGCCCACAGGTCGGGACCGCCGCGTTCCTTGACCTCTCTAAGGGTGCAGC